TCTTTGAATTTCTTGTAGTACGGAGCAAGAGCTTCGTACTCTTTAAGTTCTTTACCGCCAGCGTTTTTGCCGCGCCCGGTGGGGTCGATGTCGGCCTTGATGTTATCCCACAGCCTATCCTTGTAAGCCATCAGGTTACGGGCCAGCGCACCTTCTTTCGTGGGAAGCTCATCGATAATACTCTGCACATCCGTGCGGAGAGATAGGAGATTCTCAGCCAGCACCACGTCACCTTTCTTTGGGATTCCCTTGCTCACCACGGGCATCCGCTTGTAGATTTCCCGGGGAGTGTCTAGGTCATACTTGATTGGGTATTGGTTGATAGTAAAGCTGGAGTATTTGTCACTCCACGCTTTCTGCAGATCGCCCATAATCTGCTGCATGTCGTGGCCGCCCACCTTCGGGATACGACCCGCCCCCGGTGGAGTGGCCTCTTCAACAACGTATTCCCGGAAATCTTGAAGAGCTTTGTCGTACTGTCCGCGAATTTCACCCTCAGCTCCTGGGATGTTGGCCACCAGACCTTCGTAAATTTTCTTCCACACCCCGGGCTCAGCAGACTGACTTAGAGGAATGCTATGGCCAGTCATGTTCTCTAGGTCCAGGGCATCTTGGGTTTTCTTAACCCAAGGAGTCATCAATGTCCGTTTGAGTACCTTGCCTGCCCCAGACATAGCTCCACTGATTGCTGCGCCCGTAGCGGCGCCCTCAAGCCGGTTGCCTGGGCCGGCTGTTAGTGCACCCGTAGCAGCGTTATCGAGAGCCCCTACAGCGGCCGGGTTAGCCAGGGCCTTGGCCAACCTAGGCGCAACGGTAGCGGCGGCTCTAGAGGCCCCAGAAGCAATGCCCATACCTATCGGGGCGGTGGCCGCCATCTCCCCAACAAACGACCCAACCGCGCCCGCGCCCGTATCAAGTAGATCCTGGTCGCGCGACTTGTGCTGCGCCATGCTTTCGTCAGAAACGAAACCAGCCATGTTCCCCACTTGACGTCCGATATTAGACGCGCCCTGGCCCATGCCTGCCGTAAAATTCTCCAGTCCAGAGTCGCTAGCCGCCGAGTATTTCTCCTGCCCCATATGACGAGCTTCTACGTCTTCAGCAAACTGCTGGGGGTCCATCCCCTCAGGAACCTGAAGCGTTACAGGAGTGCCGTCGAGATTGATTCTAATTCTCACGGGAGTATCTCAAAGGACGTACCGGAGCTGGTCCGCTGACCGGTCTCTCCCCGGATCACTGGAGCGGCCAATCGTGGAGCATTCGCTCCAAGGCGACTCTCATACGTCCGCACAACTTCCGGGTCAAAGCCCGCGTATATTCCACCCTTAACATGTGCCAGAGCTTTCCTAACATTGACGTATGCCTGGATCATTTCTTGTTCAGTCTGCCCCATTGCCGTACCAAGTTCTTCGGCAAGGCGCATCGTTTCTGGTTCCGTAACAGCCGCGCCGCTTCGTGCGTTAAGAATTCTATTCCGCACTCCCGCCAGCACGTTACGAAGCTCTTTACCGCTTGCGCCGAGAAGTGCGGTGGGGAGCGTACTGTCCACCGCGCCGTAGCCTGGAATATCCCCAGAAACCCGCTCCCCTGTATCGGGATTAAAGTATTGGGAAACAATTCGGTCAGCAATGCCTACGGCAGCTTCCAAGTCCGTCACCCCTTCATCTCCCAGCCTAGAAGACAGACGGCGAGTTTCATCATTGCTAGTTTTTTCGAGTTTTTCCTTAGCCTTAGCTGTCGCAGCTTTATCTTTATCCCTAGCAATTTCGTTCTGAGCTTCCCAGTGGAGTACCTGGGCCTCAAGAGTTGCGGCACGGTCTAGGGAAGCCTGCCCGTATTGGCCCCGCATAAGTTCGCGTTGCTCAGCAGCAGAAAGCGCGAGGCGTCGGTCAGTTTGATCTGCGAGATCCCGACTAAGCTGATTTTGGTCCGCATTCATCTGGCGACGCAGTTTAAGATCATCAGCCTGCATCTGTTTGCGAGCTGCTAATTCTTCGGCAGCTTGGCGTGCCTTAGCCAGACCACGCGCCGTAGTTTGAGTTTGTCGTTGCTGAACTGCCCCGACCGGGGCCAGAACACGGTCCCCGCTGAGCATAGCAAGAATCGCCCGATCGTCAGCTCCCCGGAGTTTAGCCGCCGTAGCACGGATTTGATCTTCCCCACTAGGAGGCCCTCCCAAGATCATCTCGTACGGATTCACGAAGTCCACCCCTGCGGGCCATACGTCGGGGGTACGGGAGTCGGGGGAGTCGACTTACCGCCTGCCTTCAGGTATTCCAAGCGGCGCTTCATCTGCTCATCTTGGACGCGCTTCTGCTCACCGTACACATTGCTGATGCCCTTGTTCCCCTGGTAATACTGGCCTACGTCCCCAATGTGCTCCAGAGGATTAGAGGCTACGTAGAGATTACCCGCCTGCCGACCCTCGGGGGCACCTGGACGACGCAGCGCTTTCGCCAGATCTAACTGCTCACCGAGTCGAGCTTGGTCCCCTTCAAGACCTGCCAAGCTAAGAATCTGCTGAATCTGATCTTCAGTGTAGCCCTGATCTACTAGACGCTGATAAATGCTTTCTTCGTTTTCCACGTCTTACTCCTTACATAGGAATCGGAGGGATGCCCATGCTCGCCTTCGCGATACCCGTGATTCCACTGAAAATACCCTGAATTTGTGCCTGTTTCGCATTGAATTTGTCAAGCCGAGCTTGGTAAGTATTCAACGCAGCATTCGAGTAATTGGGAGCTTGTGCCCTGGACGAAGCCTCGAAATTCGGCATATCAGGCATGCCCACCTGACTTCCAGCTAACAAAGAATTAATTTCGTTAAGACCCCAACCCCTCTTAGTCAGCTCATCCTGAATTTGTTGGGTCCGGAGATTGTTCTGGTAATCAGCCGTGCCGAGTTGTTGGTCAAACGCCAGAGTGCTTTCCTGACGACCCTGCCCCACGGCGTCGTCACGTGCGGTGGAGTAAGCATCGTTCCTGGCTCGATTCATATTCCCAGTAGCTCGATCGTAAGCTTCGTCACCTGGCACTAATCCTTGACTACGAAGCTTGACCTCCATGTCAGAATTCTGTTGCTGCCAGTAGGGGTCCAGCCGACCGGTAGAGCGAGAATAGGCGGCATCCTCGGCTGATTGACGTCGGGTGTCGTAGTCCCCCAACTGGCCGTATCCCTGGAACTGGTTGAAATCAACCGGGGCGCCCATCTCGTTCTGTACTCGGTTGAACATCCCACCAGCAAAACGACTTCGGTCGGCCCCTAGTTGCTGTTGAGAATCCAGAGCCTGCTGATCCTGGGGGTCTAATGAGACATTCTGGGTCCACTGACCATTAGGCCCCTGCGTCCACTGGGAATTACCCCATGGCGTGTTCTGTGTCGGGCGATTCGCCACATTCTGGGTGTTCACAGCTTCCTGACTGGCTTGAGCAGTCCGCTGTTCCGCAGCATTGTAGTCGGGTGCCCTCGGAGCTTTCTTGCCCATGTTATGCAGCCCTCAAATTCTTGGGCAGATAAACTGCCTGTTCACGAGTCATACGCATCATCAATGCATCTACTCCTTTTTTCCAACCGTCTTTTAGACGGTACACTTCCTGGAATCCAAGCCGCTTTTCAAATTCTATTGCTTTAACATTGTCAGCAGGGACTGCGCCGAGAAAGTTTTGCATGCCGCAGGTTTCGAATACATAGATCATTGTTTCTGTGACTAAGCCGCCTGGGCGAAGACATAACGGATTTGTTACGCGGATATGCCCGTAGACCGAAGTGTACGACCAGTTATCCATCACAGAAATGCCCATCACTTTCCCGTAGGAATCGTGAGCCACAACCCCTTTCATATCGCTACACACACGAAAACCACAATCGTGGAAATACGCAGCGTGTCCCCGATTAAAAGGAGAGAACGGGAGTAAAGTCACAGGAAACCCCCCGTTCTCCACGCGGCACTTATTTCCGCCAAAGTAGTTCGGCTGCTGGCTCTTCCACGAATAGCCACTGCCAGCGCCACCCCAATTCCCGCACTGCCGAACGCCGCTTTGTACGGATTGATGCCGCCCCAGAGGGCAGCATCCCACCTACCGGTGTCCCACAAGAATCCCGCAGATGGGGCCGGCTCACCCGTACCCACAGGTTCGTAAAGATCGTAGTCAAAAAGAACTTTGACGGAATACTCTGGCGCATTAGTCGCCAAGAAAATGGGCCTCACAAACGAAGGTATTTTCATCTGCCCCGGCGCCCCAACGTTGGAGTACCCAGTGAGGAAAGAGAACTCAACGGCTACGCTGGGGTCCCCATTCAGTTTCACCTGATCTCGGTCCCCACTCACATACCAAATCGTGCCATCAGCCTGAGCGTAGTACAGCTTCTCACGCCAAACTGCCATAGACACAGATCTAACATCGCGGAAGAAGCCCCAACCTTTCTGGGTTGTGTGGTAGCAGTAGTGGAGCCACTCATCCAAATTACCAACTCGCTGAGGACTTTGAATTACGATGTATCCCTCAGACGGGTAGTTAATCAACTCCCACCCCGAATCATTGATTTCGTTCTGCATACGGCTGCGGAGTAAATTCGTAATTTTGCCCGTCACTGAAACAAAATTCTCAGTGACGTCCACGCTTTCCATTAAATCCGCTGCGGACGAAATACCGTTTGCTGAGAGAATAAATACGTCACCTGCAAATTCCGTGGCAAATTTTCGCCCAGCAGGGATAGCCCCTAAGTACCACGTCCCAGCAGTGCTCCAAGTCGAAAGGGAAGGGTCAGAACCGATATAAATAACGACGTCACCGCCGCGACCAACAGCAAGGAACAAATCGTCAGGACCATTACCACCGTCATGAGTGAACGTAAAAATCCCCGCAGCATCTCCGCCATGTGGAAACTTAGAGCCAAGCTGGAATGCCGTAGCCGCACCAGTGAACGAGTCAGGAGGGAGATAGTAGCCATTTGGATCGCCTCCTAACAAAAGCCAGACACGGAGTTTGTGGATTTTAACAAATCTAACTTTTGTGACGTCAAGACCTGTGACGGCGGATGGAGCCCATGTTCCAGCCGTGGCGTCGTACACTAAAAGACCGTTTACGCTGTCCGCGTAGAGAATATACGAATTACCAGAGGCGCTGTTCCAGGTTATGTAGTTCCCGTAACCCGCTAAAGCACCCGGGGTCACAAAGCTGTAGACGAGTGTGGCAGACCCTATGCCGCTAGACGTAACATTGTAGATGCCGTCCGTGCCGGTTGCGAAAAGTCTATCGTCTGTAGTGGTGGGGTCATTCCCCTGGAATGCGATAACAGTACGCGGAATGCCTAAAATCGAATTAGACCATTCTACGGTGCCTAGACGAGTACGAAACCCTTGCTCGCTAGGTAGGATGTTGTAGGCGAAAGAACATTCCTCAGGCCCCAGTTGGGAAAGAGCAGCAATGCTGTTCACCCCCTTAACTGGAACGGGGACGCTCCCGCTATTGTTCGTGTTCTTCCCGGGAGTGTTCAGTCCTTTTCTAGCACGAACATAGTCCATCACACGCCCCCGTAACCGGTGTATGGGACATTCCTATACCCGTCGAGGTAGGGGTATCCTCGCAACACCCCGGCGTTAAGAACGGGGGCTCCCTTATCCTGGCCAGTCGTAGCGTCGAACATCAACGCGAAGTCATCGCGAGCTTTCTCACTGTCAAACCCCTTGGCTTCAAGGAATTTAACTTTGAGCAGTTTCTTAATAAGGATGGGCGGATACAGAACCAAATCGCTCGTCTGCTGTACTTTCGTGAAGAATTGATTGCCAGCCGAGTTCGAGCACCACGTGTTGCGGATGTACTCAAATTTGATATCAATGCCGCCCGGAACGGGGTTGTCCGGCAGAATATTGAATTTCTGCTTCTTCAAACGGAAGATAACAAACATACTTCCGCTGATATAATCCCGGGCTTTGAGATACTGCCACATCTGAGGGCTTGCCGGGCCGCTCAAAGGATTTTGGTTCGTAAAGTCCCAGCCCGTCTGGTTGATCATATGATCGAAGTCAGAGGGAAGAGCATACTCACCAGTGTCCAAAGCACTAGTAGTGAGTTCGTATAGGGATACAAGCTCTTGCCAGTCGGCCATGCGGATCAACTCCTGCCCCGCAGCATCCAGCAGGTAACGCAGTTGAGTGAACGCAACGTTAGAAGAAGCGAGGACGTCGACAGCAGGCTCAAGTCCGCACTCAACGGCAGCGCCATTGATGATGCTGGAAACGTCCTCGTAATATGCCATTTTATTTCTTCACCGAAACCCTTTCGGCCGCTCGCTCTTTGAGGATCTCTTCCATTTGGGCCTTGAGATAAGCGATTTCTTCGTCACGTTTGGCGAGTTCCGAAGACAATTTCTCAGCAGCGGCCGATTTACCACTTTCCTCCAAAAATGCCCGAGCACGAGTACGGAGGTTCTGGATACCCATGAATTTCTGCGACTGCTCGTCAGACATGCCAGCAAGCTGTTCAACCGTATGAACGTTGAAAAATTTCATTTCTTCAACCTGCGCTTTGGTCAGCGCGGGCCAGATATTCAACGGAGTGCCGTCGTTGGGCTGCGCAGCTTTATTACGAAACGCCGCGTAGTGCCGGGGAAACCTTTCCCGTTCTATGTCCGAAATAGGTCTGCACACCACCATATCGCGATTCCCGGGAACGGTGATTTCAATGTACTCCCGATCCTCATAAATCGGGCGCCCTTCCTGTGTGCTCAGAAGTTCGTTCTTACGCGGATGGTAGAAAAACTTGACATACAATCGCTCGTCCCCCGCCTGGGGGCCGGAGTTTCCTGAGTTAGAACGTTCGGCGTCGAACGCCATCGCGGTAACGTCGTATTCTGCTTCTGCAAATGCCATCTGTGCTTTCTCCTAGCGTTCTATTTCGTAGATTTGATTGCCCCTATTGGGGGTTCCCGTCAAATTGGTGTGGTGCTCATAGTACACTTCACCACCGCCTGATTGATAAATATCAAACTTATCCTTATCCCCAGGTATGTTCATAGAACTGATAGTGTATGACATAAACACCTGTCCTTCGGCACTGCCCTGGAAATTACACGGGGGGGTATTACCTCCAGCAGCTTCATCCCCGTAATTGTCTCTAGATGCAGTGCCCACACACCACAGCTGAGTCTCAGGATTGACCAAAGCCACTCCACCGCCCCCGCAGTTGAAATAAGTCCCGTTGATGTCAAGACCCTTGAGACCATCGTGATACGTAAGCGCATTGCATGAAGTACTAAATTCACTTCCTATGTCGTACCCAGAACATGCAATAGTGAGACCTATGGGTTTGGTCCCAGCTCCTTCTGAGAAATTAAACCCGTCTTTCATACTCTTAGCAGTGACGCATCCGTAGAACCCTCCGAAAGCTACATCTCTAATTTTGAACTGATCAACCGGTGAGGAAGGACGACCTGCCCATTTTGCGTTGACTCCCACAGCCCAACAGTTCGCAGAAGCGTTAGCGTCAAATACTACAGCTCCGTTGTTGCCGCCTTCTACCTCGAGATTGTAAATTAAAGTGTCCCCAGCAGTCGCACACCGGACTCCTTCAATGGAGTGCCGGAACATACGAGTGTTCGTAGCTGTGTTGGGGGCTAGTCCATCAGCTCTTCGAACGGTAATCTTAGACCCGTCCTGGTTCCAAACTCCCCCTACACTAGATGTGAACACGTGCGCCTTAACTTCTGCTTCAGTAGTAAGCTCCACCATTTCGGTGTAGTCTCGATAAACCCCACGATTCAGAGTATCCGCAACCCTGCCACAAGTAGTGAATGTAGTAGTGCTATAAGAATTTCCATCAGATGTGAAGACCGCAGTCTGGCTCACTGAACTTACAGGTCTCCCGCCGTACCCGATGAGAATAACAGGGACTGAAAAACGTGTCCCCCCGTTCCAACCGTTATTTATATCGTAAAAGCCGCCTTTAATGAAAACTATGATAGGGGCCCCTGCCGCATTAGCTACAGGAATCAATCCCGAAGCTTGCTTGAAAGATTTCTTTGGGAGCGCTTGGGTCAGCCCTGAGTTGGCATCATTGCCAGCAGCATCTAGATAGTAAGTTTCACCGTTAAATTCAGGCAACACCCTAAGGATATGATCGGGTGAAAAATCTGTGCGAACGTGCCCTAGCCGATCTAGCCACATTTGCCACTTGAAATAAGTATCCCAATCGTAGTCAAAGCCAACTGGAGTTTTGATACCCCCGAAAGTAGGGCCAGGATAGACATTAGCGCCACCTAGGGGTAGAAATGGATTGGGGGCGCCGAACATTTGCAATCCTCAAAGAGATAGGGGCTCCGAAGAGCCCCTAGGGCTTATATTAGAGAGTACGGCCAACACTTGGCCAGCTCAACCAGCAAGCGACGGTGGCTGCGGCCACCCCGTTGGCAGCCGAAAGAGCCACTCCGGTTATAACTTCACTACCCGCAGTGGCATCGTCATCCAATGCCCCAGCAGTCCCAGTAGAATTCAATGCCGTGTTTGCAGCACACGACGCAAGAACTCTAACACTGCCGATTCCGAATACCTGAAACCACCCAAAACCCCCAGAAACAAGAACCGCCATATTCACGCCGCAAATACGACCCTGACCAGTTCCGGGAGCACTGTTGGTAGTGTTTACACCTGTGAGTCCTCCAGTGCCAAGCTGGCACAGAAGATTAGCTGTGCTGATGGCAGCAGAAGCTTTGCCAAACATGAAGATGTTCCCGGCAGAATTCGCGGCCAGCTGACCCTCCGTGAACTGCGGAGGCACGACTCCAGAAGCTGGAGCAAGCCAGACCTGAGTGGGATCAATACCAATAATATACATTCGATCTCTCCCTACGCGTTGACGTCAAGGCGACCGCAGAACTGCGGGCCAGACGAAGTAAGATTGCCAGCAAAGCCGAGGATCTGAACTTCAGCGTCCTGGTTGGTCGCGTACCGACGATTCGGGGACAGCGGCACCATGTTTCGCGAAGCGTGCGGACGATAGTGCATGAATTTCGTATTAAGGAAGAAACCCGTACCTGCCGGGCAATTGCCGCCGATACCGCCGTCCAAAATCACATCAGCATCCATGAACTTGATTGCGGGGAAGCCGAGTTCACCAACCTTCGGATCAGTAAACCGCTGTAGAGCCTGGAGGGCAGCCATATACGCAGACCAGATTGTGTTGTCAACCAGAATGAGGTCGACGCGATCCATGCCTCGAACCGTAGAAGCCCAAAGAGTGTTCATATCAGCGAGAAGCGTGGCAGTGTTGGCGACGTCCCGAAGTTTCGAACGCCAGAAGGTCCAGGTCGCACGGCTGATGCCACCGTATGTGCCCGTCGTCGGATCAAGCGGAACCGCGATATTAAGACCGTCAAGCTGCTTACCGCTTGCACCGGTACCGTCACTGTACAAGCCCGCAGAGATTAAGTTCGCCATAGAGGCCTCAGCCACGCTGATGCGACCTTCCATCAGGTCGATCATCTGCTCTTTGCCAGCATTCTGCAACTGCTCAAGACCAGACATGACGACCGGACAGGCCGCCTGCTTAATGGGGAACTCCGCGTAGCTGATAACATCCTGCTGATTAGTGGGCAAAATGTCGTAGCCCGAATACCAGCCTACGTTCCCATTATCCTGGAAGCTGATTTCCTGGACGATTTTCGAGCCGCCGCTGAACGTCTTGATATTGCCGCGCATCGACATCTTCTTGAGGGCGGCGTTGTTATCAGTGGCGTTGTCTTGAATCTTTCGCGTACGACTTTCGATCGTAGTCGCGATGATGTCACTTACGTTGGGAAAAGCCATGCTATTCTCCGAAATTTGTGATGACGAAACAGAGTGTCTTCGTACTCACGAGCATGGGGCAGGTGCCTTGCTCATTTCGTACCTTAGCATGGGGTCCGTAGGACCTTGCAGTAGAGCGCTCCTGGAGAGGGGAGAGCATGACCGGGGCGGCGCCCCGGTCTAACTGGCTCTTGGAGCTGAATGCAGTTTACGCTCAGCGTTTAAACTTTGCAATTAGCCGTCATTAGAAGCATCCCAAGCCTCTTCTAGAGTACCCCGGAGCGTGCCGGCACCCTTGGCAGCGGCCGCCCCGCCAGGCGCCCCGCCCGGCAGGCTGCCTGCCGCAGCGCGCTTTGATTTAACTTTTTCGTCGGCCGCTCTAAGCTGCTGCATACGCCTAGACTTATCAACTAGCGGAGCAAGGTCATCGCGAGAAGCAACAGCCCGATCGTACGCCTGTTTCAGTGTGATTTTAGATCCACGCTGAGCGGCAGTCTCAAGAATATATGCCATGTCCTCTCGTACATCTTCTATGAATTCAGCAGTTTTCTCAAACTCAGCAATTTCCTTATCTACCGTAGAGATAACACCCCGAGCCTGCTGCTCTTTAGCCTGATTTACCCCGCTAAGAAGTTGCTGGAACGGAGCCAGCTTTTGATCCAGAAGGCGCTGAAGCTTGTCATCTTCCTCAGACACCTGCTCGCCCGCGAGCATCGAGTCCAGGGTGCTGATGTCTACCCCGTAAACATTGATGAGGTCTGTTACGAGTTTAGCTTTCTCCACCGGAGTTCCCAGTCGTAGCGTCGCCGCAGTCTGAGCGAGATTAGCAACCGCTGTAATGTCGTCCGCACCTTCCATGCGCATGATACTTTGAAAGGGCGCCAGAACACGTTGTACCGACTCACCATACTTAGCAGTCTCCGAGTGCCTCTGTATTCCGACAGAGTAGTCTTTCTCTCTTTTGATGATTTCTTTTCTAGCGCCTGCCGGCAGCTCGTCCCACGAAGCGCGTGCCGATGGGGACCACCCCGCCGGAGCACGAGAGATTGTCTGATCTTCATCGCCGGGTTTATTTTCTTTAGTAGGTTCGTCTTCAGCTTTGGCCGGTGTTTCATCCTCGTTCGGGGTACCTTTATCCTCAACGACATCGGTAGCCTGTTCGGTCTTATCCATCAACTCCTGTGGAGTTGGGGTGCTGGCTTCTTCTTTTTCCTCACTCTCTTCGAATGCCTTATTCAGTACTTCTCGTAGATCGCTCATTTCTTATCTCCCACTGTGCTTTTCGTAAGCGTACTTCAATGTTTCAATGCGGTCTTTCTTATCCTGCGGGGTCAGCCCCTGACTTCGCTTCCATCGCTCTTCCTTAGCTCTGGCGAAATATGCGTCTCCGAACTCTTCATAGGGCACCACCCCATTTTTCACGTTGTGCTCACGAAGCTTACTGCGAGAGCTGATGATGGTGCCGTCAACTGGAGACACTGTAGGTTCAATGTCCCCCTGTATGTACGAGGTTTGTGGGGTATAGGCGTACCTCTTCTCCACAAGCTCGCGAGTTACCGGGTCTAAGACGTACGTTTTTTTCATTCCCTGCCTCTTGCGACTTGTGGTTTCGACTTAGAGCGGTTTTCGCGAATCTTGGCACTCGCGGCCGCATTTTTCTCAAGGATATTGAAGTACGCCTGGAGTTCTTCCTGCCGAGCACTGGCGTCAGTCTCAGCGGCGATGTGCTGCATGTCCAGCTGGTGAGCCGTCATAAGTTCGTTGAATTTATTTTGTGCTTTCAGCGCTTCTTTCTGCATTTCGGCCTGCGCTTTGGCGTTGATTTCCTCCAACTTGGGATTCGGCTCCGCAGGACCCTGCGGCTGTGAGAGCTGCTCCTGTACATCTTTGAGTACACGATCAAAGATGCCTTCCATCTGCTGACTACCTTTGAATCCAGCAAGGCCCCATTTCAACATTTCGAGCAACAGAGGGGCAGAGCCAGGGGCCATCTGAATCATGGGAGTAGCAGACTGGACGAAAGTGGCAACTGCGGTCAGATATTCGGTTCGCTCTGACTTCAGCTGAGCGTAGTCAATCATAGCAATAGATTCGGGCTTGATCTCTACTTTCCACAGCACTTCGTTACAGTCTTCTTTTAAGAAGTAGATAGCGTCCTCGATGCTGGCGGGCTCTTCCTGGAAATACTGGCAGTTCGCTTTCTCAAAGATAGTCTCAGGCTCAAAGTTCTTACACACAGTCTCCGCTTTCAACGACATGAGATCGCTGGCAAACCGGGCAAACTCTTCTTGAAGGTACTGCATCCGCACGCTGGCAAATTTCGCCTTCAACTTGTCACTCGAGGCTGACGTGTACTGTTCACTCGTACCGCGCAGAATGTCAGACATGCCTGTGACTTGGTACAGAAGTTGAATAGCTTCTGCACGCATCTCCTGTAGCTTGCTCAGTGCGTTTACGATGTCTCCCAAAGGCATCCAGTCTACCTGACCTTTAATGCCCCCTCGCTCTTGAAAAGCAGCCCAGTTATCAACAGGAATCAGGTCATTGTCGTAGCCTTCCTCCAGCATGCGTTGAATACCGATGGATTTGCCGTCGTAAACGCCGACCACCTTTACTGCCCGAGTAATGATGTCGATGCGCGTCTGCAAGACGTCAATCTGATTGTACAAATCCTGCGCAATACTGAAATCCGATTTAGGCATCCACAGCGTTGTAGTGACGTTGGCCGCCATAGGCTCAGGGCAGGGGAAGAACCCCATGAAATTCGTCGGCGCACCCACGTTCTTTATGACTTTATCCGGCCCCTTGGCGTAGAATTTCACCGTACGCTCTTTCCGGCACCATATTTCAATAATTTCAGCAGTCTCTTCGGGCTGCTTGAAATCCGGATCCTGAGAGTCATCATTCTTCTCAGTAGTTCCGCGCTGCTCAAATGTGAGCTGTTTACAAACTTCTTCCCCTAGAGTTTTCTCGCATTCCTCTTTGGTGGGGAACGTCCGGAACCCGACCCAAGGCACTGTGCTCCAAGTGCGAGCATACCCCCAGAGGAAGTCGCGCCAGTGAACGTACTCGATCACGGCGTCTTCAGACGTCATTTTCTCGTACTCTTCATTGTCGTCCCCCATCTCCTTCTCAGTCTGCACATCGTATCGCACACGAGCTGTGCCCAGACCTGGAAGCATACGATCCTGAAGGCAGCACCTCAGCACATCACTCTCATTGCTACCCGAAGCTTGAACACTGGTATTCAGGATGCGCTGTAGAATCTCAGCGCTGATGCGCCCTACATCGTCCCCTGCATCAGCAAATCTGCGACTTACATCTACGCGCGGCACGCGCCCGTACAGCATAGCCATCTGAGTGCTGACGTTAGCGTGAAAAAGATTGAGCTTAGACGTGAGATCTGTATCCAAGGCCCCCATCTTCCGAGACACGGTGTTGTCAAGGTAGCGGTTTGTGACTTTCGTACCTTTCTTCCAGAATTCTTTGACACGTTTTTCTGCGGCGTCAATTTCTTTCTTCCAGACGTTCTCAGTAGATGTTTCGTAGCTCATCTCAGACCCTCAATATACGGCCAGTCCGCCGTTCGTTGTCTTTAAACAGATTGTCCAATGTCATGGGAACATTACGAACGACTTGGATGGACCGGGGGTCTTCCTCTTTGTGCCCTCGACTCGCTTTCGTTACCACAGAGAAAACACGGAATGCGTCAGCTCCATTTGAAGCCCAGTCATGCAAGGGTGCCTTGGCGTAGCTGTTCGTCAGCTCATCGAATCTACGACGGTATGCCCGCAACGCCTCAATTCCGGTAGCACACATAATAGAATTGAACCAGACGTTGGGTATCAGCATACGCGCAGCGTCAATCCCGTGCTGGATGTCTAGCTTGGGGGCAATTTCAATTGGGAATTCTTCAGTGAGGAATTGCTCTACCGTACTGCGGCCGGTTTGGAGGGTATACGCTTTCGCGTCGTGGGGCAGGTAGATCGTGTGATATTTGTAGGGCTTAGCCCGCAGCATGTTGAAGTAGAATTGCAGCGGCTTCCCGTTCTCTTCCATGTAGTCTATCATCGCAATGCCGTCAGGGCGCAGCTGCCAGAACCACGCAGCGGTGGAGTCGCTATACCCTAAGTCAAATGATACGTAGACGGGGTGCGCGGGATCGTAGCGAATGTCTTCGCTTATCTGCCCTTTCGCCTCAAGCGTGTTCAACAGATCAGTGTAATATGTCCCCTTTACGGCTGCTTCAAACGAACACTCCATTTCTTGGAGATATTCATCTTCGTCCATCTGCGCTCGAAGTTCAGCAAGCTCATCGGGTTTGATGATGCCCGATTGGCTCGCTCTGAGCGTGAGATTGAACCAGCCCGGTTCGTTGCGGGACCTATTGTAAATTTTCCAGAAATGATTCTTCCCTTTAGGCGTTCCAATAAAAACGGCCCAGCCTTCACGGTCTACAAGAGTGGGCAGAATGACCTGACCCCACAGAGAGGGGCGGCTATCGCCAAATTCGTCGAGCACTACTCCGTCGAGATAAATGCCGCGAAGACTGTCAGGGTTATCAGCTCCGTAAAGAGTGATCCACGAGCCGTTGATAAGCTCGACACGAAGCTCAGACTCTCTAGCCCTGACGATTGCTGGTTTGAGGAAGAATTTCAGGTAGTTCCAAGCTACATCTTTCGCCTGTCGGTAAAAAGGCGCGATATACGCATACCGCGCCTGCTGCTTCTGGGTGTAGATCGCGTGAGCACCTACGTCATTAACGCAAGCCACCGTTTTCCCACCGCGTCGGTGTACGACCAGGCAGGCCCAGCGTTGACTCCGCTGGTGGAACGGTATGAACTGCGTCCGGGGAACGTAGTCAATTGTAAGCTCACGAGACATTTTCCCCCCTGTGCAGCGATCTGAATGTCAGCCGCTCAATCTGTACGCCGGCGGCGTTTCTCTTCGTTCAGCTTGAGCCGGTGCGCCTGCCA